ACTGGCTGTACCACTCCGCCACCCCGTAAGAAGGTGGGAAATGGCATCGATTGGGAAGCACCAAGACCCACACCCTTACCTGCTTATCACGAGGATCAGCTCAAGGCCATTGACGAAATATACAATCGCGTGGCCAAGAACGCCCGAACCTGTGAAGCAGCTGGCTCTTCAAACGGCATCGTAAAGAGTATCGAGACCACCATTTTTGGTGTCTACCGAGACTATGCTATTATCAACAAGCATTCCCTTCCGCCATCCGACGATGGGAAGTGGACTTTACGGTCTTTTGTGAGTCAGACCAACAAACGCACAATCATCATCCGGTCTTCCGAGTTTTCCACCATTTCAGGAGACTTGGCTATGATCAGGATCCGCGGTGAGCTTTTCTCGGACATTCGTAATTTACTTACAGAGTCTGATGAAGAGTACCGCCTTTTGCCTGCCTATGGCAGCGAAGGCATGATTCGTCACATAAAATGTAACGTTTCACGCTTTCCTGCTTTCTCCGCCAAGGATAGGACGCACGGCTCAGTTCGTGTTTTCAAACCCCTGGCCTACGAAATGCCCGACCACAGAGTCGGGCACTGTGGCAGCCCTCTCCTCCTCCATTGTGGAAAAGCTGTAAAGCTTGCCGGCATTCATATTGCCGGTGGCAAAGGAACGGAGGCGTACGCAGAGTATCTAAATGGTTCTCTCGTACACGCTGCTCTCGAGAATCTTTCTCGGAGCACCATCGCACTCGAGGTGTGCTCTGAAGGAGCCTTGCGCTTACCAGAGGAATACCCCGAACTCGATCCCAAACCTGACGAAAGGAGTCCCATCTTCCACGAGGAGGTTCCCGGTCTCACCATTTTTGGTGACATCAAGAACTACCCTGTGCAGAAGCCTGGCAAGAGCAAACTCCGCTCCTCCCCCTTCGTCAGATGTGCTGAGGAATTGACAGGCGCTTCTCCGTTTGAAAATGGACGCCCTGTCTTTGCTCCACCGCCATTCACTCACAGATATTACGAGGGCGAATACGTCGCACCTTTCAATCATTTTGTGAAGAAAGCCGGGGTTGTCAAGAAATCCCTTGACCCCCACTACATGGCAAAAACCATCAATTACCTCACGAAGCACATCGTGGATGGTCTCAAACAGCGAGGGCTCACTAAATTGGAGCCCGTCACCTTGGAGGTAGCTCAAAATGGACACCCGCATGATTTTTACATGCGTGCCATGAAACCCTCCACTTCTGGCGGCTGGGCATACCCCGGTCCTAAGAAGAAGTACTCTAGAGAGTGCTGCCTTCCTTTTAAGGCAGACAGCTATCTTCCTCTCTACGATGTCAAGGCACAGGTACACGAGCAAATCCGCGCTTACCTCAATGGTGAGCAGGCCAACGTTTT